GCGCCTTTGCAACGGCTGCTGATACAGAGCACACGGCACACGCTACGCCTCTTGATAAGACGTATGCACAGGCTCAAGCCGATGGTCGTGCGCTCAGAGGTGTACCTAATGCAGCTTACATTCGTCGCGCTCTTTTTGAGTCTGCACGTTTGTTAGACGAGAAGGACGTACCACAGAGTGATCGCTACGCTATCGTAACTCCTGCCATGTATTATGAGATGGTGAACAACAGTTCTGGAACAGACGTTGTTAGCTCATCCATGATCAACAAGGATGTCGGTGGTGAGGGTTCACTCGCTGCTGGTACGATTGTTCGTGTTGCAGGTATCACGCTCCTGACAAGTAATCATCTACCTAATGATGATCAGGGTGGACTAAGTGCCAACCAATGGATTGGACAGGCTGCAGGGAATGATTACGGTTGTGACTACACCGATGTGGCTGGAATCGTCTTCCAGAAGGGTGGTTTCGGTACTCTGAAACTGCAGGACTTGACAATGGAGCAGGAGTATCTGATCCAACGTCAGGGTAACCTGTTCGTCGCTAAGTACAGCATGGGTCACGGGCCGCTGCGTCCTGAGTCTGTTGTTGTTTGGTCTGACGGTCGCCAAGATCAGGCGTAATAATCTAGGGAGCCTCCCGCCGCTTGGGCAAGTCCATTATATGGATGCGGGAGGTCTCCCTTTTTTTTTAAGGTTTAACATTATGGCTTACGGTTCATTTACCTCCAAGTTGGAAGCGGTCAACCAGATGTTGTCCACTATTGGTCAGTCACGCATCAATCAGTTGGCGAGTGCAGGCGAAGCTAACGATGCCCAGAAGATATTAGAAGAGACTGACAGGGCGATTCAGTCTGAAGGCTGGCACTTCAATATGTTTTATGATGTTGAGCTGGCTAGAGGGGGCGCTACGTTAGCCTGCTCTATTGACAATCAGCCTGCCACTACAGTCAACACACCCACTGCCCACTATTTAGTCAAGGGAGAGAACGTACAGATTGATTCTATTGCCAACACTGTAGCCAGCATTACCGATGCTGATACCTTTGTGGCTACTACAGCAGCATCTGGCACTGTGTTAAGGTACACCAAGCGTATAGAAACACCTACTACTGCCCTTAGTGTAGACTTTTCTACCTATAGGTATGCCACTCTTGACCCTGTTGTTAGAGGGCGCTTTGTTTATGACAAAGCCAATGCCACTTACGAGTACTCTCAAGACCTCAAGGCAATCATCACCTACCAGATTCCGTTTGAGCAAAACTCTTCAGGAGGGGAGGCCCTTCCAGAGTATGCCCGTAGATACATCATCATGAAGGCTGCACGTGTCTTTGCTCAGCGACATGTAGGAGACCCTCAACTGGTTCAGATGGTAGCGAACGAAGAGCGAGAGGCTCACGCACAGTTCATTCAAGCTGACTCGGAGAACTCTGAGACCAGTATATTCAACGCTGCTTTGCCTTACTATACTGTAGCAAGGAACGCAGGGGTGAAGGTTCCTTACACTACGGAGAACTAGACAATGCCTTTAGTTAAGAATGCTACATCGACTTTAGCTCAGGGGGTCAGCCAACAAGCCGAGTCCCAACGATACCCATCCCAAGCTACTGAACAGGTCAACGCCTACTCATCGCCCATTAAGGGGCTGGTGAAGCGGCCCCCCACTAAGTTCATAAGTCAGATCGATGCTGACACAGGTGGTTCTGCTTTCGTACACACGATCAACAGAGACGCAGAGGAACAGTATGTGCTGGTGGTTAATCCAGACACACAGATACTCATCAACAGTATAAACTATTCCACCAACAAGGTTAATGTCCCAACGGTTCTCTCAGTTAATGATGCCATCCGGTTCTCGAACGCAGGAGACGGAACGCTTCCAATAGGACTAGAGGCGGGAGTCACCTACTATGTCCTCTCCGCTACAGCTGTAACATCCACGTGGGATATAACGGTAAGCCACACCAAGGGAGGAAGTATCGTTAATATTGGTAAGGCTGAGATAGACAGCGTAAGGATTACAGCTGTTAAAGATAAAGAAACAGGCCAGTGGGTGGATGGTGTATTTCTGGTAACCTTCGCTGCTAATCACGGGTTTGAGAGGGGGGATAAGGTCAGGATTCAAGGTCTAAATTCCCCTGCCGATACTTTGATATTTGCTACAACAGAGTATGAACTTCGTGTCCCTGATAACTATGATTATCACTATACCTATGCGAATTCCGCCTACTCTGTAGCAACGTGGAGTCCCAACCAGTTTGTGCTGGGCATAGTGGGAGCCAGTACTGCGGGTGTGGGAGACAACCTCGGTTACCTTGTAGATACTCGGTGGGAAGCTGCAGGAGCCGCTGACGGCTACACTATGCTTGGGGATGGGGCGAGCGGTACACAACACTTTGTACTACTAGACGGTGCTGGTAACAGAACCCACACTAAAGGTAACAAGCTTCACTGGGACTGGTCTGACGGTGGGAATGAGGATTTCCCCAGTGGCTGGGACGGAGAAAAGCTGTTGGGTGCTACGATCCGATTGGGAACTGTTGTTGAAACGGGGAAAGCTTACAGAGCTACGATCACTGCGAAGGATGACACCGCTAGGACACTGACTCTTGATCACTATGTCGATCTCAACGATGAGCTTTTTGATGCCCCAGTGTATGATGAGGATGGCGACCTAATAACAACCTACAGCACAAGCTCCAACCCTAAGTGGGTTTTCATTTCGTACTGGTCAGACACTACCTCCTCTGTTTACAGCGCGGGGAGTAACCCAAGGCAATTCATTGACACCACTACTCCACCTCAGACTTCAGCAAGCTACGTAGGTGCAGACGATCAAGCCGGTTTTCTCAGGGTAAACAAGGGGGGCATCCAAATCTATGACGCCAAGACCGGAACAGAGAAGGCGCTTAAAATAGACTCAGGGATCGACTACCTGACAGACGGCAACGACCCTCTACAGAATTTAAAAGCGGTTACGATTGCTGACCACACCTTCCTTGTTAACACCCAGCAGACAGTCAGGGCGAAAGGTAACGTCAGGTACTCGAAAAGGTTTGAGGCCTTCATCACTGCTCGCACTGCAGACTACGGTAAAAAGTACGGAGTAAAAGTAGGTAGTGCAGCCAGTCCTCGCACAACAGACGCCACTGGGCTGGATGACGGTATACCTACTGGGACACTCACAAGTGATGAGGCTTATGTAGATATCGCTGGTTATGATGAGAACATGGAGGGCGATAAATGGATATTTAGAATCAAGGCTAAGGGTGATGACCCAAAGTTTAATAACTGGCAGATAAGAATCATCCAAAACTGGAGGTGGAGGGGGCCAAAAGGAACTAATCCCATGAACAGTACCTACTCCTCTCCCGCCACACACAAAGGTAAGCTAGAGGGTGAAGCGGGGCGTGTACACTTCGACCTCCTACCTGCTCCTATTGGTACGGACTACTGGACAACCAAGAATTATTCTGTCGCCGCCGATAGCAAAGTCGCTGTCGCAATGGATTCTGGCATCAGCGTGGGGGCGATTAACATCTACGTTAACTTTCCGTGGGCGCAAGGCGGGGAGGAGACATGGGTCATTAACCAGCAGTCAAATGCCGTGCAGCAGAACCAAACTACGGTAGCAGATATTATCGCTATCTTTGAACAGACTAACTTCCTTAAAGACGAGTGGGAGATAGTTCCCCTAACAGGTACAGCAGCTTACACTGAATCCGCTGGTGTGCAGACGCCTACTGCTGCGGTGGAGGCAACCTCTACTGCTGACGTAGCAACAGCAAAAACCTACAGACCTCAGTACACTATTGTAGGAGCGCGGATGGATGACCAACCTGTCACAGCTGCGAATGGAGTGACATATTTTCACGGGCGTGAGGAATCCATCCAGCATCTGATTGTAGCTGGCACTGTCGGCGAACTCACCACCACTCTTGACATTACGGAGGGCTTCCTGACTCCTTCAGCTAAGGACACCCATATTAAACGTAAGTTTTGGACTTCCAAGGGTGGGCGCAGTGATGATGGAACCTCATGGGATGGTACTGCTGAGACGCTAATGACAATGGTTCAAGAGGTGGGAGAGTACTGGTACAAGACTCCTAAGTGGACTGGCGAACCAAACCAGACGGCCACAGGTACTGAACGGATTGCTGAGATGTTAGCCAGCAGTGTTAAGATTGTTCTAGGGAAGTGGGTGAACTGGGAGACCGCAAAAAAGGCCAACGGAAGGGCGCTCACATATACACCAGACGGATTCAAGGGGGATGAAGGTTGGGCTTCCAGAGAAGCTGGCAAGGGTAAGGAGGAGGCATTCGGCATGACCTATACTTCAGGATCGCAGGGCTATCTCTTTGATTCCAAAGCTTCAGGGGATAACAGAAGGCTTAAATATAATGATGACGAGGATAGGCCAGAGAGTAACTGGACAGTGCAGCAGCAGGGCTACACCATTGCGCTCAGGGCTCCCGGTGGGGAGAAGTTTCAGATATCAGTTGAAGACGATCTCGGAGGACAGGGCTTAAAGCTTACATACTTTGAGGTGAGTGAGTCAGCTGACCTCCCTAATATTTGCCGTCAGGGACACATTGTAAAAGTTGTCGGAGATGCTAGAGAAGAAGCTGATGATTACTACTTGAGGTTTGAAGCTGATGACCCTACCGAGATGTCAGTACTACAGGAGGGCCGCTGGGTGGAGTGCCTTGGCTATGATCAGACCTACATGATTGACAACTCCACAATGCCTCTCTCACTAGCAAGGAGCTTTGATGAAAGTGGCAATGCAAAGTTCACTCTCAGGGAGGTTGAATGGGTTACCCGCCAATCTGGCGACGATAGGTCTAATCCTTTCCCCTCTTTCGTGGGCCACACGCTTAACGATATCTTTCTGTTTAGGAATCGCCTTGGGTTTCTCTCAGGGGAGAACGTAATACTCAGCGAAGCTGGGGAGTACTTCAATTTCTTCAGGTCAACTGTAGCTGCTCTTCTGGATGCTGCCCCTATTGATGTAACAGCCAGCACCAATAAGGTGAGTACACTCAGGAGTGCCATACCTCTCAGTGAACGACTGATTCTTTTCAGTGACCAGACACAATTTACACTAGACGCTGAGCCGTACCTTACTGTCAAAACGGTTACCATATCTCCATCTAACGAGATTGTAACCACGCCCACCTGTAAGCCTGTAGTGGCAGGCAACTCTCTGTTCTTTGGGTTTGAGCGGGGGGAGTTTGGAGGAGTGGGCGAGCTGGCCACATCAAGGCAGGACTCTGATCTACTAGATGCAGGAGATATAAGCAGCCATGTTCCCAAGTACATACGGCAGAAGATCAAGAAGATGGCCGCTGCTGCGAACGAGGACGTTCTGTGTGCTATAACTGAGCGCACTGATAAGGCTGTCTTATATGTCTACAAGTTCTTTGAGAACCCTACTGATGGCCAACGGGTTCAGTCTGCTTGGTTCCAGTACGAGTTTGGATCAGCTGATGATTACATCTTGGACATAGACTTCATTGGTAACAAGCTGTACATGGTCATGAAGCGGGGAACAGCCACCTTCATAGAGACACTGACCTTCGAGGACAACACTAAGGACACGAACATGGACTACGAGGTGTGCTTGGACTTTAGGCTGGATAAGCCCAGCAGTGGGGTTTCCTACACCGGCGATGAAACCACAGGTACTACCACCGTCACCTTACCAACGGGGTACTTAGTCACAGCAGACATGAAGCTGGTATCTGAGGACTCTGTCCAGTACTCTAGCAGTACAGCAGTAGGGGCTAGTACCTTTACTGTTCCTAAGAATCTTTCATCGAAGGGTTTTTTTATCGGTGTCCCATACACGATGGAATACACCCTCAGTCAGCCTTTCCTAAAGAGTGAGAAGGTTACGGAGACGGGGCGCTACCAACTGCAAAGGGCCTATCTAGAGTATGCGAATGCTCGTTCCTTTACGGTGGACGTCACTCACAACCCCAAGATGGTCGCTCCCAATAAACAGACCGTAACCAACACCTTCGCTACGGACGCCCTACAGCAGGAGTTGATTAGTGGGACAGCAGAGTTGCAAACAGGGTTCTTTCCATTTGCTATTCAAGAGCGAAACGACAAGGTGCAGCTGGTCATTAAAAATGATACCCCATACCCGTCAGATTTCTTGAGCATAGATTATGAAGCTAGAGCATTTTCAAGAGGAAGTAGATGGAGAGGTTAGATGGAACTTTAGGAAACTGTATGTACAGCGAGCCACACAACAAGATGCTTATAGGGTTGCCTGTAGATTACGGACAGCTGACCAAAGAGAACTTGCAGCATCAACGCTCGCCTCTCCTGTACAGGTGCTTGTCGATGGAGTCAACCAGTCAGAACCTAGCCTCGCTATCAAGACAGAAGACGGAACCCCGTGTGGACTCTTCGGTACACGTGACTCTGGCCATCCCGAAAGCGGTGTGGTTTGGTTGCTCGGAACTGACGATCTCACTGCCAACGCAAGAACCTTCCTCCGCTACTCAAGGAAATGGCTAGATGAACTACATAAAAAACACAGGCTATTGTATAATGTCATCGACGCTCGTAACGAGGTTCATCTACATTGGCTGGAGTGGCTGGGTTTTGAGTGTGTTAAGGACATCCCAAAGTACGGGGTAGAGAAACGGAAATTTATACTCTTTAGAAGATATGTTTGAATTTATACCGATCCTAGCATGTGAACCCATGACGCTCATGGCGGTATCTCTGGCCATAAGCGCAGCAGGTGCTGCGTCCCAACATGCAGCAGCCAAACAGCAGGCTCAGGCCAACGCCGACATGCAGCGGCGTGTGGGTAAGCAGCGGGTGGCTCAGTCTGTACTCAATGCTTCTGATGTCCGGGCAAGGCAAGGGGAGGAGCAGGTAGCTACACACAGGACGAAAGCGGATATCGAGCGGAGGACACAGATTGCTTCCTCTAAAGCTAGGACTTCTGCCTTGGAGAGTGGCGTAGGTGGTGGGGCTTTAGACAGCCTACTCCGTGAGTTTGAACAGAGGGAAGGAGAGTTATTCTATTCTGCCAACCTACAGCTGGACTCTGCTACACGGCACATTGACAGGGAACTTGAGCGCATGAACCAAGCAGCAGAGGCAGGCCTTGTCTCTACCTTCAGGCCTATAAACCAACCACATGCTGGGGCCGCTGCGCTTCAGTTTGGAGGGGACGCGATGAAGTCTTACTCCACGTATAAAACCGAGGGCTTTGGGAAAATAACATAATGGCTAAAAGAAAACGAGTAACACCAAGTGTTGACGAGGTAGGAGTTCCCAAGGGGCCTCAAGCACGGCGCATTCCCCGCTATAATATAGTAGGTGATGCAGGGACTCCCATTGGGCCTAACCCCTTAGAGCAGCTGTCTAATGCCTTAAACAATTTCAACCAAGGTTTTCAGACAGCAGCGGTAGGTAAAGTAAAGGCTGATGAGAGGCGAGCGGCTGAGATGATGCCTGAATTGGCCAAGCACGTAACTGACACAGCTGTTAAACTGAAGAAAGGTTTTGACGAACTAAACATAAACCAAGTCTATAACCCCGCTGTTATCTCTGCTGGCTATACGTATACAGGGGATAGGTTTGGGCAGGAGGATGTCTTTCAGATTGTCCGTAGCCCTGAGTTTCATCAGTACGCCAATCAGGAATTAAACAAAGAAGGAGACTACGAGCAGAAGCTGACCGATAGAATTTTATCAAGCCTTCCCAATAGGGATATGGACGATATAACCAAGAGTCAGTATTGGAAACGTGGCTACGACCCAGCGGTGCAAGACGCCTCAGATAAGGTTTTGCCCGTCTTCCTTAAAAACTGGGAAAACAATCAACTAGCCAAATCGCGGGAATCCCACTACCTGAAAGCTCAAGATACCCTTACAGCATACCTTGATGGAGAAGTAGGCTTAGATTCTTTCACAAATTTGATGGCTGAACAAAGGAATACGTTGATTGTTCCGGCGGGAAAATTCAGTGCGACTATAATAAAAGATGCAGTCACGCCTGTATTGCTGGGTAAGATCAGTGATCCTGAGACTGACCTAGATGAGTTAACTGATAAAGTAGAAGCTCTTTTCAAGGCCCGTAGAAAGACTGACAAAGGAAGCACTGTGCTTTTCGGGAGTCAGCAACAGGGGTTGGAGAACATGTTTGCTCGGCTGTACGACGCTGAAATGGCCCAAGGCTCAAAGTCTCGCAGGCTTCAGCAAGCTGATGAGCAGGAGTTTGCAGCAACGGCTGATGACATAGCTAAGAGTTGGCCTGCGGTAAAGGAGAGGTATGGCCCAGCGTTAGCCGACATGGGCGTCACCAAATTCACTGACCTGACAGTTGAGACACTCCCCAAACTAGCCAAGCTCCTTCTCACCCCCGATGACGAGACGGGTCAAACATTCATTGATAAGTTTGATTTAAAAAAGTGGAATCGCATGGCGAGAACACAGCAAGGAGCCTTCGTTGAGGAGATGCGAATGGCCTTCGTTGATTTTAGTAACAAAAAATCTGAGGGGTTAGACCTCAACGATCTTTCAATAGATTCTTTCGCATCCCGCGCCATAGATAAGAACCCGGAGTTTACGGAGGCCATCAATGGGATGAAACCTCTGCTTGGAAAGTACCTATTGCAACCCGGCCCCTTCTCTAGCAACTACTACCAAGATTTCTATAAGAAGATAGACACAGAGTGTGCAGCTCAGGAAATGGGCATAGAGGAGCAGGTACTGGTAAGGGTTCTGAACAACAAGCTGAAAAAGCAGATCGATGCCGGTGGCCCTGCTGTCGCACAGATGCTGTTGAATGCGGCACAGGAACAGAAAAAGCTAGGTGTTGTTCCTAAAGGATATGCAGATCAACTCAGGAATATAATTGAAAAGAACTTTGAAGGAGACTCAGAGGTAGACGGACAGCTGGAGGAGGTTGCCACCTTTTTAGAGGGAGAAGAAAAAATAGGTGACTACGTTGGTGATATAAAATTTGCTGATGTGTTGAAGACGCTGGCCAATCAGGCGCGGAATGAAAACCCCAACTCTCCTCTAATTGAAGTTGAGAAGTATTTTGACATGACCGTCACACAGGCTGAACGCGCTGGGGATAAAGATCACGTCGACCCAGATGCATATAAAGGAAACCGTGCAGCCGCTAGTGCAGTAGTTGACAGACTGAAGCTCGATTTCAATCAGGTACGTGCAGCAGAGACGAGGCTGGCAGAGGGGAAGACACCTGACATGGGTGAATACTGGAAGACCACTGGTCTTGTGGAAACTTCAGCACAGGTTGTTGAGCGCCTGATGGAAATGAGGGGGACTTATGAGGAAGAGTATAACGCTCAAACAATAGATTTAGAAGTGACTGACGCCCTGAATAAGGTGGGTGTTATAGGTGGAAAATATAATCAAGAGCAGGCGCGGTTTGTTGAGGGCATGTATGAAACCAACATAGATGAACTTACTGACCAGTTTAATCTTCAGTTGAAGCACCATGAGAAGGGGATGGAAACCCTCATCAACCTTGAGCCTATAGAGGAAGGTCGGGATAGCTTCCCATACGAATTCTTCGCACAGAAGGAAGGCTTCCTAGGAGACACACGCTACTCCAAACTGCACGGTATTGCGGGAGAGGCTGATAAGTTTCTTACGGATATGAGGGCAGACATTGGCGAGATAAGGGGCCAAGGTACTGCGCTTTCTGAACAGGCACTGCATAAGAATGTTTCCGAGCAGCTGAAACAGAACAAAGCGAACGAGGCCGAGGCGCTGAACCAGTACAAACAAGGAATGCTCCGTTACAAAGGTGTATCGTGGCAGGACTTAATGAAGGGGGAAGCTAACTACGACTTTGACCACAACGGAATTACCATTGAAGTCCCCATTACCTTTGAGGATGTAAACTTTAAGTCTTCTATTTTCTTTAAGGATTGGAACGAGGTTAACACTTTAGAAGGTCTCTTTGACCGTCAAGAGGCGCTTGATCTAGGAACGTGGGAGGTGGATAAAGATTCTGTAAAACCTCCAGAACTCAGCGATGATGAGACAAAGCAGCTGAAGCTATACACAAACTTCGTCCAGCAGGTTACCGACATTAACCTCAACGAGACGCTCCCGCACAATAGAAAAATAGCACACACTAAATACAGGGAATGGTCAGCGGCTCAGAGGCTACAGATGATTGCGACTGACCCAACAAAAATGCCTGCAGAATTAAACTTTAAGATAAAGAGTAAGGCAATAGATAATTTTACTGAATCTGGACACACCGTTACAGCATGGCACGGAGGCACGGCTCAACACCTGTACAGGTGGAAGGGTAAGGAATACACCCGCAATGAAGTAGATGCTGTACGTGCTGTAAAGGCATACAACGATTTTGTCGCAACAGGAAACTTCAGCCTGAAGACGGGGATAACCGGCAAGGAATTCATGAAGATGTATGGGTTGATTGCTAGGGGGCAGGTATACCCAAGGAGACACTACCGCTCAGGAACTCGCGGCGGCGATTGGGTGAAGTACAGGACAAGGGGGGTGGGCAACTTCCATCCATCCACTCCAATGACAGAGTTCAACCTACCCCGTGGGGTAAGGGGACTACCTACAGCTGATGCTACTTCAGCAGAGAATGTCATAGCTGAAGAGTTGTTTCTGTCTGAACTTGGGAAGAAGAATGTTACGTCAAGTTATCTTCGTGGGCCTGTGCTATCCCTGACACCAACCCATTACAACGCCGGGGTGGCTAGGTGGAAGAAACTTCTTAAATCCACTGACCGTACAAAGGAGCTTTCTAACGCCTTTAAGAGGCTGTACGAGTATACCGATTTCGATAAGGTGTATGGCCAGAAAGACGAATCAAACTCAATTAGGTCGTTGCTTGCTCCTTTTGACATGCAGATACAACCACTACCAGACAAATAAAAATGCCAATAGGATCAGGATCATTTACAGGTAAAACCACATCTGCCGAAGACAGGCTCATGTCTGCTTATCAACAGCTGGACGGCAGGTATCAGGCTGGCAACACACACCACGAAAAAATAGCCAGATCGCAAGAGGGAGGCTTTGACAGCTTCGTTGCTTCCATAGGGAGAGGCGTACAGGAGGGTGCAGAGAATGTATTGAATCTACCCACTGATCTGGCGGGTATGAAGAAGTGGGTGGACTTCGACTACATCAAACCGAGGGAAGGCTTCCTCAACGAGAGTACCACCGCCATGACTCAGTTTGCCGTGGGCCTACCAGTTGGTGGTGTGCCTCTCAAGGCTGCAGTTAAGACGATCCAAAAGGCTAGAGCCGCTAAGAAAGGTAAGACGTTAGTCAAAGGTAGGGACACCACAAAGGACAAGCTAAAGAAAGCTGCTATGGACGGTATGGCGATTGGCGCTGGTGCTGACTTTGTAGCCTTCAGCGGAAACGAGAGTTTGATATACAACTTGCTGGATGTTCATCCTGAGCTTCAAGCATCCTACGGAGATATAACCAGCAAAGAGGGCTGGCAGAATATGTCACTGGAGGAGCTTACAGAGGCAACCTTGCAACATCCTAACTTCTCTGCTCAACGTCTGGCTGAGAATTGGGGAGGTAGAGGAGCCAACGTACTTGAGGGTGCTTTTATAGGTGCGTTACTTCAGGTTACGTGGAGGGCTGCAAGGCTAAAGTTTAATAGCGATAAGCTAACTAACAGGACTATTGAAGGTAGCGATGAAAAGATTAAGAAAGGAGTAGAGAAAACTGTCAGGGACGGGGACACACTCAATGAACAGCTAACCGTCAAAGAGCTACAGGAACATGACGCCTTTCAGCACGGCACGATGAAAAAGGAAGGCCACCTCACGCCTGAAGATGCGGCTGCGCTAAAGAGGGAGGAAGCTGAGTTAGCTAAGGCTCAAGCTGATTTAGCTGAGTCTGCCGAGAAAATGAAGGAAGGCACTCACTTCTCTGTAGTTGAGGAAGTGGACGAGATCGCTCCCAAGGGTTGGGACGATGCTCTAGAGTCTAGGACAGCCACTGAACTTGGAGTCGATCCTGAAGAGCTTATGAGGGGCGCAGTGCGGCACGAAAACCCCACGCTTCGTATTGTAGATGACTCCATGATGCACGATGCGTTCGATGCTGGGGATGCATTCGACCTGAACCTACCCGCAGGCTTCACCAAGGATACTTTGGTCATGACGAGTGTGACTAAGGACGGTGCTGAAATAGTCATCAATCAACCCAAGGTTGCTGAACTCTGGTCAGAGGCGGGAGAGACCTTTAACATGTTCGGGCGTAAGTATGCGAAGGACGCCTTTAATAGTGTAAACGATTTGGCTGCTTTCATAGTGGCTAGGGAAAGAGCTTCGGTTCGTTTCCCTCAGTTAAAGGGAGAGTCAGCGAAGGGCTGGAAGGTTAGGTTAGATCAGGTAGCAGCGAATGAACTGAAAAGAAAAGGCCTAGGAAACTTCTGGAAGTATGAGTTTACGAAGGTCAAGGGGATGGAGCAGTTTAAGCTGGACGATGACATGCTCCACGGTTCGATTTTTTCTGACCCTGAACAGGGCGCTCAACTGGCCAAGGAAATAGCCAACGCACGTGGCACTGGGTTGAACCTTGAAGAGGTGTTCTCCAGAGCATTAGACGCCATCCAAGTAGATAAGGGGATGAGTGATGCTACACAGAAGTATACCTCTTCAAGGCTCATGAATTTCTTTATGAGCAACATGCGTAAAGGCTTTGAGAGTGACCCACTAGGAGATCAAATGGCCAAAGCAATAGGCTGGTCACAGGACACACACCGTCAGGGTGCAAAAGATTTTCTTCGTGACGAACTACTCAACGATATTGATGCCATAGCTCAGTCTTCAGGGTTAACACCGCAAGGTGTTGCGGAACGCTTCCGTCTAGGGAGAGGGGACTATAAAGACCTGTTCCCTGAAACATCTATTGATGATGCCCTGAAGCAGGACGTTGCTGCCACAAAGGAACTATACATACGGACATGGGCTTACCGCTTAGATCAAGCCGTCAGTATGAAGCAGATGTCAGGCCTTGCTGAAGAGATCACAGAGATGGAGGGCAAGGCAACTACTGAACAGCTTGCTAGGTTTGCCACACAGGTGGAAACGATACAGTCAAAGATGTTTGGTTTCCGTCACCTACGTCAGGCTGAAGGACGGGCCTTGGCCGCTAATCGCAGCTTCAAGCTGGCTCAAGACCTTGCTGGAAAAGGAGGCACTGGTGAGAAGATCATGGAAGAGATCATGAACAAAGCGGGAGGAAAGAAGGGCATGTCTACTCTGGCTTCGCGCATTAACGCTATCTTCCAAGCTAATAAGAATAACCCGAAAGGGGGAGCATCTTCCGCTGCTGATCTATTGAATAAGTCTGTTTCAGGAATAGATATTCACAACGAATACTGGATGAATTCCCTGCTATCTGGGACAAGGACACAGGTGGTAAACACTGTAGGTACTGCTCTGCACATGGCTTACAAGCCTATTGAAGGCCTTGTCGGTAGCGCCTTCGGTAAGGACAAGGCAACCCGCGCCTTCTTTAGGAACCAAGTCTACTACGCAGCAAACATGATGACTGAAACCATCAAGGCTATCGGAGCTTTGGGCCTGAACAAGGCCACTAAAGTCATGCGGCTGGTGGATGAGGGTAAGTATTTGCAGAAGAGGGGTGAGATTCTTAATCAAGGGGGGCAAGGCGCTGCGATTGCTGCTGGTTCTAGAAAATCACTTAGGCGAGGAAAAGGAACATTAGAATCTCGTTCTGAGCTATTCGATATCCAGCCCTCTACCGTCATTGCTTCAAAGAACATTAGCTTCATGGACGATGCAAATGAATGGGCGCGAAACGCTTTTGACTTCATGGGCGCTGCCATAAGGGTTCCTAGTCGCTTAATGATTGCAACTGACGAGCTATTCAAGCAGGTGCAGTTCCGTTCAGCGTCCATGTCTAAGCTCTACAATGAAGCCTTGGAGAAAATACCAGCAAAGTCCCAAGATGCTGATACGATTAACAACTACATAACAGAGCGATTCCAAGGCCTAATAAGGGGGACAGGGGCTAGGTTTACACCTGATATTATCAAGGACGAAGCGTACCGCAACTGGACTCAGGCGTTGAACAGGGCGCAGAAAAAAGGGGAGCCTCTCCCTGAAGAGATGAAGGATAAGGAAGCCTATATCCTGAATTACATTACAAAAAACTACGAAGGCCACCACGATAAAGAAACCCTTTCCAACTTTGCAATGGATTGGGCTGAAGACTCTACCTTCACAAGGGGGTTAGATGTTGACTTGAACGAGTTGAAGGCAGCTAAAAAGATAGGCTCCGATCAGTCTTCCTTTACTAAGAGTGTTCAGGACATGGCAAGTCAGCATTCATGGATGCGGATCATCATACCGTTCGTTCGTACTCCGGTGAACTTGTTGAAGTTTCCTCTACAACGCCTTCCAGTGTTGAATAATGCTGCTGTAAACAGTAAATCAAAGTTTCTCAAGAAGCTGCACCACCGTTACCAAGCAGACATGGCTAGTGACGATCCCATCAGGAAGGCCGCTGCCCAAGGTCGTATGAGAATGGGTGCTATAATGTACCCTGCTATAGCTCTCTTTGCTGCGTCTGGTCAGATCACAGGGAACGGGCCTACCAACCCAAGGCAACGACGGGCTTTAATGGCAACTGGCTGGAGGGCTTATTCAATTAAGGTGGGAGACAGATATGTGAGCTATGCACGGTTAGACCCTTTCTCGACTGTCTTGGGGTTGGCTGCTGATTCTGTTGAGTTTGTCCGAGAAGCTGGTAAAGCAGGGGACATAGACGATAGCTGGGCAAAGACGTTAGCACTCGCTGGCACGTACTCTCTGTCTAACAATATAGCAAACAAGAGTTTCCTTGCGGGGTTATCAAACATTTTATCAACCCTAACCGACCCTGTAGGTAACGGTAATTTCGAGACCTTGGTACAGAAACAGCTGACATCCTACGTTCCCAAGGCTCTGTCTCAGTTTACCGTCCTTACGGATGACCACTACATTAAGAAATCTTATGGCTTGTTAGATGCCATGAAGTCTCAAGTCCCCGGCATGGCTGGCGACATAGACCCGATGAGGAATTTCTTAGGAGACCCTATGGAGTATGTCGCTCCTGAAATTGGGGCCAGAGCGTTTTCCGTTATGAACCCGTTCCTTTCTAGCAAGTACAAGAAGGATGATGTGCTGGATGCGCTTGCTGAACTGGGATACGGCTTCGGAGCGCCTGAGCCTAAGCTCATGGGGAAATCGTTCTTGGACATGCGTAAGTACAAGGATGATTCAGGCAGGTCTGCCTATGATTTTTATCAGGAACAGATTGGAAAGACAGAACTTGGAGGGAAAACCCTAAGAACACGCTTGGCTGATTTCTTTAAGACAACCCGTTACAAGAAGCAGACTGCCTTTGCTGGGCAGGTAGGATTTGAAAGCCTTGAAGTAGACCCTAGAATAACGGAGGTCAAATCGATTGTCCGTAAGTACAGGGACAAAGCTAAAAAGGAAACCAAGTCAAAGTACCCTGAGCTTGTCAGTGCGGAGCGGTCTTATAAGATGCACTACAAACAGATACTAAAACAACTCAGATAAATGGCTTACTCTAGATATTATGCGTCAGAAGATACCCCGATAAACTCAGGGGTGTTGACGCACACTGTAGCCAACCCTGACAATAATAATTTCGGTTACCTCAGTCCCTACGACTTAGAGGTTTATGCGTCTAAGGGAGACCAAAGTCTGAGTTCATTTCAGGCTGATGTTGATTCAGCTTATGCAGATCAGTACATCTTAGGTAACGACTTCACGTTGGTAAACAACGTCATAACCATCAATAACCTAGCCGCTAATAAGAGGTATCGTCTGTTTATCAAGCGAGCCACCTCAAAGCTGGTACACCCTGTAGACTTTCAAGCTGGCTCTCCTCTGACTGAGGCTGATCTGGATAATAGCAACAAGTACTCCTTGTTCAGGGAGCAGGAGATAGAGGACGATCTTGCAGACGCAAGGGTAGATATTCTTGCTATCCCTGACCAGCTTTCCGATGATGTGTCCCGTCTTCGGACATCCTTTACGACTACCATCAGTGGAGGAAACAGCGTGTACGACATAACACATAACTTGGGATACCATCCTGTGGTGCAGGTTTACGAGGGGGACAGCCTGCCAAGTAACCAGCTAGACTGTGTGGTGACACACGTTAGTACAGCAGTAACAAGGCTGACCTTTGCGGGGAGCGCAGTAACAGCAACAGCAGAATTTAGATAAAATGGCAGAAAAGAAAATCTTTACGGGCTACACCTTTTCGGGAGGTGGGCAAACTAAGAACTTCAGGCTGGAGGCAACAAACGATGATCCCACCAACGTAGGTAAGGGTCATGTTTACTTTAATACCACGGCTGGGTTTCCAAAGGTATCCACCGTAGACGCAGGCACAGATACATTTGCTACCATCCTGACTACAGATTCGGATATAGCAGCCTCTCAGGTAGACCTCGACGCTGTTGATGCCATTACGCTTGATGGCATGGATACATCAGCTACGGCTGTCGCTGCAAAAATTCCATACTATGGGACAGGCGGGATACTTGCAGTAGGAACCCCCACAGACCCAACTCATGCGACCCCCAAATCTTATGTCGATGCAGCGGTTCAGGGGTTGAACATTCTGGAACCCTGTAGGCTGGCACAGACTTACGCTGGACAATTTAAGACCAAGGGAGGCAGCAAGGATGCCACCTATGCCAATGGCGCACCAGACCCAGTTAGCAATACAGCCCTCTATAACTCCACGATTACGGCAGATGACGATGGAGCCTTATCGGTTGACGGAGTTGCAGTTGCCGATGATGACCGCATCTTGGTGAGATGGCAGGGACTTAGTTCTGCTGGAGCAGGAGACACCACCAATAGTGAGACTTACGAGAATGGTGTCTATGACGTAACAGACAAGGGTGATGGAAGCAGTCCTTGGGTGCTTACCAGAGCTAGAAGCGGTTCTTCTGCTACCGTTATTGGGGATCAACCTTGGAAGGAATACAGGAACATAGATCAGATCAACAAGGGTGACTTCCTGTTCGTCACTCATGGTACAGAGAATATCAATGTTGGGTGGGTAATGACCTCCAACTTTGGCTTTACTACCGACACAGCCCGTATCGGTCAGACATCCGTCTCCTTCACCCAGTTTACCGGGGTAGGAAACATCAGCGTAACGTCCAACGGATCAACTGCTGCGCCCCTTACGAAGTCAGGCAATACGATTAACCTTGCCTATGACACCGACAGATTTGCGATTAACAGCGATGCGCTGGATGTTAAGGATGGCGGCATTGATACAGACCAACTAGCCGACGATGCCGTTGAGCCAGCCAAGTTGTTGGAGACGGGTGATTTCACAA